AGATTATATTAGGACTTTTTTATATAATGATTAGTAGCCATATTCATAGAAGTAGCCATATTTTTAACATCATTTTTTAATTCCTCTAACTTACCTCCATACTTACTTGTCAAGAATATATTCCTAAGCATAGATACACTAACCTTTTTTTTAAAGATGCTATTAAATATATCAGTAACCCTTCCAGCAGGAAGAGGCTTACCATCTCCAAGCAAGAATCCATCTATCTTATAGGAAGTAATAATATCAAATAATTCAGGGTTAATAGGAACAGATTGGGTATGGTAAGCACCAGCAGTCTTATAATTATTAAAGTAGAAGGTTTTATCACCCAAAGACATATAGTTATATTTTTTATCCATTCCTTCTTTGTATTGTGGAACAATCTCCATTGCTGTATAGTCCAAAGCCCTTCTTGGTGGATTTAAAACAAATAGACTTAGTAAAACATATTTTCTTATTTGAACGAATCCCCAAGCAGATATAGGGCTTTCGTAAATTGTCTCAACTTCTTTTCCTAACTTCCTCCATACTTCCATAACCTCTTGCTGTGTAAGCCAATTGTCCTTTTGTTTTTGACTCTTCTCTGTATTTTCAAAAGACCCTTTATTTATTTCCATCATTTTAGAATAGTAATATTTTCTTGACTTATTTGTCTCGGGTAGGAAAGCCACGAGAGCAATATAGAATGTCCTTTTGGAATTGGTCGCATAGGGTTCTAACTTTCTATCCACAGCCTCCGTGTCCTCAAAGGTCTTATAGGTCGTAGGCTCTACCCCGCCATTTAGAATTTTTAGTTGAGACAAATAAGTCTTAATAGTATTATCTTTTAAACCTTTGGAAGCAAGAACAATAGAAGCACGGGGCATTTTTATATATCCATAGATAATTGTTTCTAATTCAACTTTTAAAAAAATTGAATTGGAAAATATACAAGTATTTTAAACTTATCAAAAGAATAAAATGGAGGAACAGAATTGCTTTCTATGCGAGGAGATGGGTTGCGAATACACCTGTCGTAATGTGACACAAAATAAGGTTGAATATTACTGTTCTCTTGGATGTCTCTTCTTAGCAATACGTATAGACAGAGTCGCAAAAGCAATAGAGTTTATAAGAAACAGGATAAGGGTATTCTCTAACCTAAGAGATTCCATTAAAGCAGACTCAAAAGAAGAAGAATTCGCTCTTGAATGGAAAGGAATTCTTCCATTCGTCTATGGGTGGCTTATGTTTTATCTCGCCCTCAAAAGACAAGACACACGGTCACGGTTGGAGAAACTGTTTAATCTTGCGGTCAAGAAGAATCAAGAGGTATTTAATGAGTTGGACGGTAATCAACGATTCAAGGAAAAATTCCCCCAGTTATTCCACGCCGTATCAAAACATCTTGTCAAGGCTTCTCTTGACAAGACGGAAGAATTAATTGATTTAATTACAAATGATTTTGAGAGCGAGACAGTTTAGGGATTTCGTCCATTGTATCTAACCGCCTTAACCTATTCATTTCCATTTCGTCTATTTTTTCTTCTTGTTCTATGTCTCGTCTTATTTTTATACAACAGCATTCTACTTCCTTACATTTTGATTTATAGGCTATTTTAATCACTGCTAAGCAACAGCCCGTAATCAAGGTCACGAAAGCCGTCCAAAATACACCGTCTTCTACCAGTCCCATTATATTAGAGTGTCATTATCTCGTTTAACAAAGGAGTTATATCGGCTGGGTTTATTGGAGGAGGAACGGGAACGATGGGGACAGGGGGGTATGCTATTTCTTTTAATTTTTCAACAGCACTTCTAAAAAGGTCTTGGTCTTCTGGTAAAACAGTTGTATAAATTTTACTCAGGGTCTCTAACATATCAAAGGCTATACGCTGGTTAAACAATTCGTCTGTTCGTTTATAGTCATTAATTTTTCCCTCTAAAACATCTAAATCGGCTTGACTCATTATAGTAAGCATATAAATTATGCTATACGACAGAAGTTCATTTGAGGAACACCATTTCCAGCGGGACTTATTTGGACTGAATTATTAACCGCAATCGCCCAGTAAGGATAAAAACCAGCCCCTGTATTATTGACAACAAAGGGGGCGTTATTAACACTATCACCAGCAACAGCACCTATTCTTGAATACATATATCCCATTGGTGAAGCATTGGAAGGGTCTAACCAACCCGTAGTAGAGTTATTCGTTATAGCACTATTAGACGCAACCAAGTTAATAAGTTGATTACCAGAGTAAAAGGAACTATTACCGCAATAGACATAGGCTCTCATTATATAAATCCCAGCAACCAAAGGGGTTGTATTACAAGCATAAGCCTTTGTAACATTATTAAAAGTCCAACCTGTTGTCGTAATAACCTGAGTCCAACCTATATTTGATGGACTTGATACTGGATAAGTATAGTAGGGTGTAATAGGATTCAAGGCGTTTAGATTAAATGCTGATGTTGCTGAATTAGCAGTGGAAGCATTTCCCGATACATTGGCTACGGTTAGTGTATCGGTTGAGGGAACGTAACTCATTCCTGTATCTATTTTTAAACCTTGTGTTCCCGTAGTTGAGACAAAGGTAGGATAAAAGGTTGAACCTGTGTTGTCGGCTGTGATGGTTGAGTTGGTCGCTACGTTGGCTGTCCCTGCTAATGACGCATTCGTCGCATTCGTCGCATTCGTCGCTGATGTTGCTGACGTCGCATTTCCAGCCAACGCACCTGTGAAGGTTGTTGCTGTAACGTTCGCATTTGGAAGACTAATAGAAGTTGCGTTAGGAGCAGATATAGCATTAGTAACACCATTAAGAACTAAAAACCTTGTTGTAAGAGTATTGCTTGATGGATTAAAAGTAAGGTGACTTCCCGCTGTATCACTTGCTATAAAAGTATTCCCGACAGAGTTAGTCATATACGCAACGCCGTAATTCCCCGCAGTAGTTAATCCCGAATTATAAACATTAACCGCATTAGTAGCGTTCGTCGCATTAGTAGCATTCGTCGCATTCGTCGCCGTAGTTGCTGTGGAAGCATTACCTGTAAGATTGGTTACGGCTAATGTATTTGTAAAAGCATTGTAGGTTAGGTTTGTATTTATTTTTTGGGCTTGATTACCTGATGACCCCGTAACAAAGGTGGGATACGTTATGGTTGATGTATCGCTCGTGACAACCGTCGTTGATGCGAAGTTGGCTGTCCCATTCAAAGAACCCGTAAATGTGGCTGAGGTGATTGACGCTGGATTAATGGTTGTGGTTGATACACCGTTCGTAACTTGTATTTTGTTATTAACGGTTAGAGTGGTAATGTCAGGCGGAGTAGTAACCGCTTTTAAATCCTCAACCTTTTGTCTCACGTCCGCCCAAGTCGCTCCCAATCCGTTATAGAGGAATCCTAAACCATTCATAGAGAAGTTGTCTGTTGAGGTGGTTAGAGACAATCCGCCTTCTGCTATTTGGGCTACGGTTGAACCAAGTCCATAGGTATTGATTCCATTAATAACATAGTTATTCAAGAACTGACTCATTATATATTGTTGATATATTTAGGCGATACGAACGGCTTGTAGGTAGGCTGTTGTTATTGTCATTGTAGGAGCAACCGCTATTCCAATAGCACAACTTTTTGTTCCATCAAAAACAATTACACCCGACGCTGATACATTTGTCGCCCCAGTTGTTCCCGTATTATTAACAAGAGTTCCTCCATACTGATATAGAGTTCCCGATGCTGTTGAATTATCTACGGCTGTCCCCGTTGGAGTTGCGAACCCAGTTGTATAAGTAGTTGTTGCTGATGGGAATACAACCATATAACTAACCGTATAAGTTCCAGCGGGAAGAACCGCTCCACTATTCAAAGATGCTTGACAAAGACGAGTTGTAGTAACAGACGCAGATGTCATTGTTGATTGTAGAAGTGTTCCGATGGTAAGAAGACTATCCCAAGTCTTTGTCGTTGAAGGAGATGTCCTTACGATATTTGTTGAACTGATAGAGAGTGCTTTGGCGAAGGTAGATGTGTTGTATCCTAAATCTATTGTAGTGTTATTAATATTTGTTCCTACTCCTGCTAATGCGACATACATATTATTTAAACTTAACGCAGATGACCTTGTAGTAGTTCCATTATAAAAAGAAGTCCCACCAGCAGTCATACGACCACTATCGTTTCCACTATACATATCCCAACTACTCGGTATGACTTGTAAATAGATTGAATTATCTTGTTTCAAATCCCAAGTATTAATTGCGAACCTTGAAAACTTTTGAGGAAGAGCAGTATCTCCAATTGTTAGTCCAGTGTTGCTTAATGTATTTCTAATTGTCGTAGAAGCAGAGGTTAAAATTGCTGACAAGTCTGGTGCGGTATTACCCGCCGTTAATACCTGTGTTAAAGTATCCACTCCACCACCCGCCGTAAGAATATCCGTCCAAGTTTTTGTTAATACTCCATTGGTTACATTGGTAGTCGTCATCGTAATAGCACTGGTGGAAGTTGATGTATTCCAACCCAAGTTTATTCCAGCATTAGTAATACGAGTTCCAATATTACTTAGTGTGTTTAACATCACTCCTACACCCATACTTGATACATAACCGCTTGTAGAATTACTCGTTCCAATGGTGGTTGAAGCGAACCTTGCCGTGTCATTACCGTTCGTAATATTTATTTCAGTAGGGTCGTATTGCGTAAAAGCAGTTGCTCCGTTCCTCATTAACCACTGAATTATTCCAAAGGTAGATTTTTTGAGGACATTACCCGTGTCAGTAATCTCTACCTGACTTGGTGTGATAGTTGTGACATTGGCGGAACTCGTGGAAGCAATCGTTCCGTTTTTTATTCTTGAAGAAGTTGTTCCGCCTACGGTATTAAAATTAACTCCCGCCGTAGCACTACTCGTTGTGAATTGTAAATCTTCCGACGTAGTTGTCTCGTAATCTATTCCCCATAAAGCCCCGACACCCGCAGGGGCTGATTGGACGTTGATGGTATAAGCAGGTGAGGAAGTCGCACTCGCTACACTCATAGCATTCACTAAATTAAGGTTGGTTGGATTAACAGAATTAGTCACCATAGCGGACAAAAATTTAGGATTAATGACTGTTCCATTGGCGTTGATTGTCTCACTGCCTATCGTCATCGTTTTTGACAAAGAAGTATTCTGTATAGTCTGTTGTCCCTCTATAACATAAGTGCTTATGTTACTCATTTATATATTGATGATATATTTATGGAGAAGAGTAGCACCAAATAATAATACCGCCCACACCACCAGTATTATAAGTAAATGCTCCTGATGTTCCATTTAAAGTAGAATCTCCTCCCAGCGTCGTTCCTTGATTATTAAAAGTCTTTGATAGATAGTTCGCACCACCCGTTGTGCTTAAATTACTTAAATTCCACGGGGGGGGTGATAAGGTTTGGATTACACCATTTTGTTGTCCTCCGCTTGTTCCAGAAGTCCCCGTTTGTGCCTGTGCGGGAACATTAACTACCGTCCCTCCACCAGCCCCACCAGCACCACCAGCACAAGCATTTGCTCCTGTGAAAGACCCATTACTACCATTAGCACCCCAGTAAGCAGTTGCTATGCTTGTTCCTCCATAAGACCCTGTGTAATTAGCAGATACAGACGTTCCTACTGTAATATTACAACCGATTGTAGTGCTTCCAAGAACAGCAAGTTTTTGAATATAAACACAACCACCAGCACCACCAGCACCTCCTAATGCTACTCCTGCTTGACTTCCATTCCACACAGTTCCGCCTGTTCCTGATGCTCCGCCTCCGCCCATTAAAAGTATATCTACTCTTACTGTTCCTGCTGGAATGGCGGGTGTAAAACTTCCCGTTGTTACATTACCAAAATAGGATAGGACGGTTGGCGACCCGCCTCCCGCTGAGATGGCGGTCTGAACCCAAGCCGTCGTTGGAATTTTTGTTGTCGCATCTGTTGGAGTAACGGTTGAGTAATCGCCGAGAGAAGTTGGAATCGCAACCAATGCTCCTCCAAGATTGACTGCTCCTGTCGCAGAAAGTGTTCCTGATAGGGTTGATGTGCCTGAGACAGCAAGAGTCCCTACGATGTTTGTATTTTGTAAATTTTCAAGCCCCTGAGCGTAGGGGAATTTTAAAAAGTTAGAATTCAAATAGGCTGGTGTTATTCCTCCTCCATCAACAGTCGTCTCCCAATAAAGTGGATTGAATATTGGAACTAATGGGTCTGGTGGCGGTGCTACTGACATCTTATAATATTGTAATATAATAAATATGGCTACGATTGATTGGTATAAGAAAATACCCAAGAAGTATTTGACTGAATCCCATAATCCCCATTTCAAAGAACACGGTATTAAAGTGCCGTTTCGTATGCTTATCGTTGGTAGTTCAGGCTCGGGAAAAACACAGACATTTATGTCGCTGTTACACAAAATGCCTGATACGTTTGAAAAAGTCTATATCGTGACGCTTAACAAAGACGAGCCACTCTACAATTATCTACACGATAAATACGGCGACGAAAAGAAGGGAAAATTAGTTGAGATTAGGGAGATAGGTAAGGAAGGAATGCCTGACCTTGACAAGTTTAACAAAGAACAACAGACCCTTGTCGTGATGGACGACTTGATTAATCAAAAAAACCAAGCACCAATGGTGGATTACTTTATTCGTGCGAGAAAGAAAAACGCAAGTTTAATCTACATCTCGCAGTCTTATTACCAGATTCCGAAAATGATTCGTAACAACGTTACTTATATCCTTCTAAAACAAGTTAGTTCATTACGGAATCTCCAAATGATTATGCGGGAGTATGGATTTGGTCTCAAAAAAAAGGTTATACAGGATATGTATGAGGAATCTACGGCTAATCGTGGGTTTCTACTAATAGACTTGGAGAATCAGGAAGGGAAGACGTTTCGGAAGGGTTGGGAAGATTATTTTGAGTTAGAGGCTGGGGACAAGGAGTAAAGTTAATATGCTTTTTTGATATGATATGTTTTAACTTATTTGTGTGTGTGTATCTGCCTCCACACTCACAAATATTTTTTTCCTTGTTTATATTTTGTCTCCACTCCTTATTATAATTAGTAAAATATTCCTTATGGAGTTCCCTATACTCTTTCTTACCCCTATTAGGAATTCTTTTATTAACACAGACCATACTTTCCATATAAAACCTTTCCCTCTCTTTTAATGTCTCGGTCTGTTCTAATAATTCTATTACACAATTTTCTACCCCAACAGTATCAAAAATATCAAAGGAAGAACAGTGTCCCATCTTTCCACCTTTCTTCCATACCCTATAATTATCCTTATGCTTACTAAATCTTTCATTAATTTTTTGAGTAGTGCTTCCAATATAACAAAGGTCGCCACCTGTAATTTTATAAATACTCATTATATATATATGTATTTTAAATTCCATTTAAATGGAATTTTTTCTATTCTATATATAATGGGACGTTCAAAAAAATATAACGATGCTGACGAAGCCAAAAAGGTTAAAAAGGAGCAGACCATTGCTTCTAACAAAAAGAAGATTGCTGAGAAGCGTAGGGAGGCTGAAAAGGAAGTTGCTTTGGGACATTACCGTATGCTTGACGCTCACTCCAAAGAGATTACTGGTGATGGTCTTTTTGATTTTGTTAAAAAGGTTAGTGGTTTGTTTGGGAATGTGTCTCAGGCGGTCGCAGACAAGACGCAGGAGGTCAAGGACACCATTCAGGGAACGGTTCAACAAGCCACCGCTCCCGTCGCCGAGACAATTCAGTCCGCAGTAGATACAGCCAAAGACTCCATTTCGGCGGTTGATACAAGAGTCAAAGATAAGGTTAATGAATTAAAGGACACGGCTGATGCTGTGGTTCGTGGGGCTTCAAGGCTTTCTAAAAATGTAAGAACGATTATGGAAAAAGTTGGTGATATGCCGATTACCGAGATAAAGATTGTTCGCACACCAGTTAAGAGTGCTATACAAAGCCTGCTTAATATCGCTTCTTTTGGGGAGTATAAGAAGGAACTTGCTGAAAAACCCTATGATACTATTTTCCATCTTGCTCTTGTATTAACCATAGATAATAAGGAATTGGTTGTAGAAAAGAACGCTCAAATTTCTATGGCTTTTAAAAAGGTAAGCGGTCAGGAACTCCACGTTGTCAAGGACAAGTCTTTGACTCTAAACGAGATGATGGCTAATACTGAAAAATTAATGGGAGGAGATTTCCTACCTTATGATGCTGAGAATAACAACTGTCAAAAATTTGTATCTTCTATGTTGAGAGCCAATGGTCTGATGACTCCTGAATACGAAGCCTTTGTGACCCAAGATGTCTCAAAACTAATTCCACGAAAGACAAAGGGATTGGTTGATAAGGTGACGGACTTGGGTGCGAGGATAGACTCCGTAGTTAGTGGAGGTAGTGTATGGACTAAACACTGTCAG